TGAAAATGCTTTCTTTAGGTTTCCGACTGCCTCAACAATTCCTCCTACGCCCTTAATTGCTCCGGCTGTTCCTTTCGACAATGCCCCCAAAGCTATGACCGTAGCACCCGTATTAACAACAACTTTCTTTTGACCGTCTGACATTTGTGACAAACCTTTTGCGAAATTAGCTACTGTGGTGCTTGCGTCTTTTATTGACGGCAACATTGTTTCGCCGATACTTCTTGCCGCCTCAACAATATTGTTTTTGGTAACTGACAACTGTGACGCAGTTGTTTCAGCCTTTGCGTCAAACTCGTTCTGCAATGCAATGTTTTCGTTCCATGCTGTATTTGAACGTGTTACCGCCTCGGTGATACCTGCCTCACTGTTTGCCAAACGTAACAAAGAATCACGCAAACGCACTTCGGTAAAGCCCATATCCTGCAACATACTGATTGCGTTTTCACCTGCACCGTCGGCATTTTGTAGACCTTTGATGAATGCGTCTATCGCCTCGGCAGGAGATGAATCAAACAAATTCTTAAATTCTTCTGTTGTCTTTCCTGTAATTTTAGCGAAATTCTCTAATTGTACGCCTGACGAAATCATTGAATTTAGTTCGGTGCTTGTGTAGCCTAAACCATCAGCCAATGACTTGAAGTCTTTGCTGTTGTTTGCGGATAGTAGTTGCAAATCTCTTAATGACATTCCTGTTTTGTTCATAACGTCATTAACCTGCGTATAACCGTTTGTAGTTGCCATTTGCATAGCAATCATAGCCTTACTGAACGCACTACCACCCATTTCAGCCTCTATACCAACGCTTGACAATGCGGTTGCTATACCTAATATGTCGGCTTGACTTAATCCGATTTGTGTACCTGCACCAGCTAAACGCATAGACATATTAGCTATATCCGATTCTGTTGTAGCGAAATTGTTACCCAAATCAACTATTGAACTTCCCAAACGGTCAAAATTTTCTTGGTCCATTTTTGTAACGTTTGCGAACTTTGCAAGTGTTGCCGCACCCTCTTCGCCGTACAGATTTGTAGCAGTGCCGAGCATTGCCATTGTTTCAGTAAATTTAGATATGTTTTCAGTTTTTATACCCAACTGACCGCCTGCCGCCGCAAGTTCGGTTAATTCTGCCGTTGTTTCAGGAATGGCAGAATGTCCGTTTATTCCGACAGTCGTCATATCTATAATTTCTTGCCTAATCTTTTCAATCTGTTCAGGTGTACCGTCAACAGTTTTCTTTACATTTGCGAAATTGTTCTCAAAATCTATCGCAAACTTGGCACTCGCAACACCGCCCGCGGCAAGTGCAGTCGCCGCATACTGTAACGGTTTAGTTACAGTATCTATACCCTCACCGACTTCTTTCCACCGCTTACCTGTATTCTGTAGGTTCTGCGCCTCATCTGCACGTTCAGCGGCTTTTAAGCCTTTCTCGTATTCCTCGTATTGCTCCGTTGCTTTTTTGACGGTTGCTTGTGCGTCGGTATATGCCTTTTTACTTCCCGACAATGCCGCCTCTTGCGTACGAATAGAATCGGATATACTTTGACTTTGCTTTGTGTATGCCTCAATCTCGGTATTTACCCAATTCAATGCCTTTTGATTGTCTTTATACGAAACACTGTTTTTGTCAAGACTTTTGTTCGCCTCTGTCAGCAACCTTTTCTCATTTGAACGCAAAGAAATTTGTTTATCTAATTCCGTTTTCTGCGCTTTAAGTGCCGTAACATTTTTATTTACAGACTTGACGTTATCCTCATACGCTTTTTTTGTATTCGTCAATGCCGTACGGCTTGTTTGCAAGGTAGTTTGTGCGTCCTGCATTTGCTTTTTATATGCCGTAAGACCTTTTGTACTCGTATTATTATTTTTGCTTTGCGTCTGCTCCAATTTTGACAATTCGCTTTCAACACTGCTAATTGTCGCCTCTAAGTCGGACGCGTCACCTCTTATTCTTACTACTAATTCCGCCGCGTCAGCCACTACAAATCACCTCACTACATTCCATAAAACATTTTTAAATACGGGTCGTTTCCCGTATATTCTTCTTCCTCGTCCTCGATTATAACTGCAAGTAATAATCTTGGGTCTTGTTTTGCCAAATCATTCGGCAATATACCGTGATATTTCAGCATTATCCCATATAAATCGCTTAATCTTCCTTTTCGGTTGCCTGCTCCGGCAGGCTTTCCTCGTTTTTTCCCGTAAAATCGTCCATAAACCACTTCATAACTTCACGACACATTCTCATTTTTGCTGAAACAGCCGTGTCTAAAATATCTTGTGTCGCCTCTGTACCCTCAAACAGATAGTCAACGGCATCTGCACATACCGACGTAGCCGTTACTTTTTCACCCTCTGCAACGTCCATATATTCTTTTTCAACCAACGTTGCCGCACCGAAACACCACGGTTTTGATACATACTTCTTTTTGTTGTGTACAAATGTTAATACTCTTTGCATTGTTACTTACTCCTCTCTATACGAAAAAAGCACGCCTTTCGGCGTGCCTTGTCTTAAAGTGCTTTCTTCACCGGATAGTAGTTCATATCCTTAAACCAGTTTTCCTCAAGTTCTGTCTTTGTGACACCTTCCGGCAAATCGCTTTCGTCAAAGTATGCGTAATAGTTGTTGTCAAAATCACGTTGTACGGCTGTATATGTAGCCTTTGCAGTTTGCTTTTCCGGTGCACCGCTTGACGCTTTTGTTTTACCTCCGACGTTTGACGCAAAGCTGTATGAACCCTTGTAATATCTCACATAACGGTATGAGCCGTCGGATTTCATAATTCTCCACGCAACACCGAAATAAACTGTTTTTGTATCATTGCCAACCTCTACTACACCGTCTTTTTGTGTCAGTCCACGCCACATTGAATCAACTTCCGGCGGAATATCGGCATTTGTGATGTCGTGACCTAATTTTTCAATGTAGTTTGATGTTTCATACGCACCGTTATCAGCGTCAAAAACATCACTGCCGCCTGCGTCTGTCGGTGCAATTTCGACTGTACCTCTTAAATTATACGGATCGCCATATGTTGCACCCTCTGATGTGTCTGTTAAAACTGCGAAAAATGTGTACTTGTCCACACCTATTGTAGGTAGTGGTTTTCTTTTTTTTGTATTTGCCATAAATCAATCATTCCTTTCTACTACTTTCGTAAATCTCATTGTCCTATGTTTTATACTCTTGTCATCGGGATTGGGTACGTCCATTGTCATTTCGTGATAATATTCGGTATCAGTCAACAATTTATATACCCTCTCCGACAATTCAAAACACGTTTGCGGATAATCGGCGTAAATATCAATCTGAACAGTCGTATCATTCGTAATGACTGTATTGTCGTATGACATTGAACCTTTGTCCGTAAGCGTGTAATATGCTATTGCAGGCAATTTATTAAAATTATCGGGATATGCAAAACATACACTTACACCGTCTATTTGCTTTAAAATATCCCGTAATTCCAAACCAATATCAAACACCGTACCCCTCCCTAAATTTCATAATTATTTCACTTATGTTATTTTTCAGCGCAGGGACGAGGAACGGCTGTGGTGCTTGACCCGACGTTGTGTAAAATCGACCGCCACTGTAATACGTCCAGTGCCTTTTTGACGTATGCGAAACAGATTTGTCGCCCTTTGAGCCTGTGCCAAATTCGACATAAATACCGTAATCGGCAGTCGGACCGATTGCAACACTGTCACCGTCCACTTGGCTTACAATACTGCCTTTTAAACGTCCTGTTGCAACAGGACAGTTTGCCACTGCGTGTGCTCTTACGACTTCACCCGCCATTGCCAAACCTCGCTGTATTTTATCGCCCGACGCATACTGTGTCAGCTTATCAACAACGTTGTCTATCCCCTCGATTGAAAAATTCATTTCAGCCTACTCCTTTCGAGCATTGCTACCAAACCGCTGTCCCATTTCTGCACATATGTTATATCATATATGTCGCCGTCATATTCAACCCTGTTACCGACCTTTACGTCGTCTGACATATCGCAGAACATACGCATTTGACATTCTATATCTAAACCGTATTGCTCTCTTGCTCTGCCACCACTGTACGGTTGTACATCGGCTTTAATTTCGGACAATACAGTCTTTTCGGTTTTACCTGTATAGTCGTCAATTTCATATTCTGCGATTATAACAGTTTTATCGTAAAAATCACTGAATACTGATGTCACTCGGAACACGCCCCTTTCGTTTACGGAACGGGTCAAGGCGTTTATAATAGTTGCTGAAAATCTCATCATTATCATTTTCGGCATATGTGACGGAACGTTCGCCCTCACTTATGCTCTTGACTACTTCGGGACTTTTACTGTCCCCGTAACCTTTCGCCCTGTACATATCCGCCGCAATCTTCGGAACAAGGCTTTCAAGCTGACGTGGCAGTACATCAATATGACAATACGCCATAATCATATTAACCGTGTCCTCAATCAAAAAGGACAACAAGCTGTCTTGCTCGTCGTCCTTAATTCCCAACAACATTTTTAGTGTCCCCAACTGTTCCATATTATTCACCGCTTACAACGTCGGCACTGCCCGACTTTCTCGCTTTGCCGTCTGCGGTAACTTCCGCAACTGTAATCTTGTGACCGTTTGTCGCAGTGATTTCGTCACCGTTGTTAAACTCTGTCCACTTCGACAAATCGTCGTCATATGCAACGCTTGGAGCGGTGCTTGCGGCAGTCTTATAAACCAACTTGTGACCGCCGATAGGCTTTGGCGATACCGTAATAACAGTGTTGCCTGTTGTGCCTGCAACCGATTCAACTGTCAATTCGCCAAGTGTCGGAACACCGTTCTTAAATGCGGCAAATGCGTCGTCCTTAACCACAAGGAAACCTAAACGCATAGTAGCTTTGATTGCAACCATATCTTGCTCCGCAAGTGATAGCGGTTTACCGTCACTGTCAAGAGTGCCCTGTAGTGTTGCCTCTGTAAGAATTTCATAGTTGATACCTGCACGCATACCGACAACGGCATACTTGAAGTTACCTGTGATAATATCGGCACGTTTGTTGTCCCACGCACCGTTGCGCACAAATTCGATAGGCTGACCGTACAGCTCACCGCCTGTTGTACCGTTGACATATGCAGGTGCGCCGTTTGCGTCACGTAGCTTTCTTAGCATATTCTTAACACCGATACGACCGATAAATCCCGACGGGTCATAGCCGTTTTCTTCAATCATTGACATTGCGTCAGATATAGCAATATCAATATTTGTGTTGTCTGTAACAACCATATGCTTGCTGTCTATAGCGTTCATAATGTTTGTCTTGAACGGCGAATTTGTACCGAAAATGCACGCCGCGTCAATCGCTCTGTAGAATGCCTCTGCAATTTCCGGCTTTAGTTCTTCAAATACGCTGATAGTCGGATCTTCCAACTTTTCCTTTGTTACCGGAATAATAACGGCTAACTTCTTAGCCTCGATTTCAGGGTGAATCCAAGTAGCACCGCTTGTCTTAATTCTTTCACCCTCACCGACCCAGTAAGCACCCGGACCGTCTGTAAGTACGTTAAACTTTTTCTTCTCGTGTTTCATTTCCTCGACTTTTGCCATTCTTAAAACACTTGAACCCCTTGTCACCATTTTGATGATTTCTGTTGCTTGCTCGACAGGCACAAAACCTGTCAATTCATTTTTTAAATAACCCATTTATTTCACTCCTTATCTCTGATTTTCTCTGATTATGTCCATAAAACTGCCTGTGTTGTGACCGCCACTGCCACCGTTTAAATCCGGTGTTTTACCCTTTAAACGCTCGGTAACACCTGCTTGTACATCTTTGTCATAGCTTTCTTTTATCTTGTCAATAACCGCCTTTGTGCTATCCTTGTCCTCTGCTACAATGTACTTTGCAATCTCGGCAGACAATCCGACTTTGGCAAGTTCTGTTTCGGCATATGCAACGATTTTTTCACGTTCAAACTCTGCCTTTGCTTTTTCAAATTCTTCTCGTTCCTTGTCGTCGTCCTCTTTTTTTCTTTGCTCGTTTGTCAACTTGGCTTTTCTCATGCCCTCGTTTTCAGCGTCCTTTAGCTTTTGCTCAAGGTCCTTTTCCCACTCCGCTTTTGCCTTAGCTATCGCTTCGTCAATCGCCTTTTGATTGTCGCCGTTATTCGGTGCTGGAGGCTCCGGAGGTGTCGGAGGTGTCGGAGGTGTTGGCTCCGTTTGTTTTGTTGGATTTGGTGTTGGCTCTGCCATTCAAATCATTCCTTTCTGAAAAATTGTATAAAAATAAGACGTATAACCCCACGTCTAACAGGGAGATAATCGGATCACCATTCCTTTCTTCTATGTGTATGTTGTGCCTATGCTCACACTATCACCGCCTTTCAATGTATCAAAAAAGCACGTCTAACAACGTGCTTTATATTTATCCTGTTTTCAAAAGTCTTTTCTTGCGAATATTATCTATATATGTCTTATACTCGCATTCACAACGTTTTAAGTCCTCAACTTGTTCTGATTTTGTCTGATGTCTACTTCGTTCAATCCTTAATCTTTCCTGTTCTTCCAAATACATTATTGTTTCGTCTATATCTTCACTTGTAAATCCCTCAAATTGTGATAAGTCAACAGGTCTGTCATCTATAAGAAAATTAGGCATTTAAACCACCTCCCAAAAATCTATTTTATGATTTTCTTTTAATTTCGCTAATGCTTTTAACTGTGCTTCTTTTTCAGAATAACCATTACTTGCAAACTTGCTTACGTATAGATTATATAACTCTATAGAAACTTCCTGTTCCGAAGTATACGAATACAAAGTTCCGTCGTGACAAGCAACAAAAGCTTTACTATATCCCTGTTCAAAGAAACAATTAAAATCTGTTGCACTCGGCGGCATACTTGCAGGGTGGGAATGTATGGCATAAATATTTCCATATCGTGCCAAAACCTTATTCCGACGTTTAGACTTAGCAACACCGCTTGTTTCTTTTTCATTAAGTGCGCTTGCTATAATTTCACCCGTATTACCGTCAATCCAATACATATCTTCAAACTTTGTGCCGCTTCTGTGCTTTAACGCCGCTTTTGCACAATCGTATAATGTTTTATTAACCGCTTTATTTTCACTTATATTATCAAACTTACGTTTATATTCTCCGCTTTCAATATAAGTTTTATTCACAAGTGTAACTTTATTTCTTCCATATCTTTGGTTTTCAAGTGCAACCGAACCACTCCTTGCTTTTATTATACCACGTTTTTCACTATTTGCAACATATTTTAACGCATTTTTCTGTTCATCTGACAGCCCCTTTTTCCATTCGTCAAACTTCATACTGCCGTCAACCTTGTAATTTTCACCCGTCAACGGGTCACGGGCGATACGAGTTGACAAATTCACATCTGCCATAATCGTAACGCACCGACAACGTGGGTGTATCGGCGGGAAGTTTTCGCCCTCAACGGCTTTATCCGTATCAAACACGCTACCGTCAAGACTTCCGCACCTGTCACACGTCAATTCTGACAGTGCAGCAACAAAACGATACTGTTTTATACCGATTTCCTCATATGCCATTCTCTGACCTTGGTTCATAAAATGAGCCGTTTCACTTCGCACAAGTGTTTCGGCTGATGTTCGTATTCCACCCGGCGCAGTATCTTTGACGTAATCAATCAGCTTATCGGTCATACGGCTTACACTGTGACCGCTGATTATACCGTCCTCAATCGTCTGTCCGACTGCCTGTATAAATCTGTCGTTATGTATCCACACTCTCTCGCTGTAGTTGTGACCGTGCCACGGCTCACTTAACACTTTATTAACCGCTCTTTGCGGAACGAGTGAAAAATCAATACCGCAGTTTAAACCTTGTGCGGTATCAAAAATATTCGTATAATACGCCGTCTTTACCGCGCTGTCATACAGTTTCTTTTGCTCCTTTATAGCCTCGTTTGCAACGTGCCTAAAGTAAATATATACATTACGTTTCAGTCCCTCTAATCGGCTAATTCTCGCACCGTATGACTGTGCATTTATGCGGTTTAGAATTTCCTTTTTGACTGTCTTGTCGTCTGTTTCGTCGTACAGTTCAAGCAGTTCTTCGTACTGCTTGTCGCTGTCGGCTATGCTCATCAGCCGACGTGCCTCTTTTTCGGGTATATCAGTCGAAATATAGGCTTTAAACGTTTTCTCAATGTCATTGTTTACATTCTTGATTGCTCGCTCATATGCCTTAATTACACCGTCCTTAACGCTGTCCGCTTGCGATTGTAAATATGTTTCAACTTCAACGGCACGTTTTACCCAATATGCCTTACTCTTCATTGTAGTTTACTTTCCTTGCCGAATTTTCAGCGATACGCATATCTTCGGCGGACTTTTCCGCTTGCTCTCTGCGTGCTATTTCAACTTCTTCCTTGGCATCTGTTATAAACGGCAGACGCTCTAATAATGTTTCGTCAGACGCAAGACCTTTGAGGTAATTAATCATCTGCGCTATTTCAAGTTCGTTTGCAGGCAAGTTATATGTAAATCCGATGTCAACCCTGTGCGACGGCACTTCTTTCATTGCGTTTAATGTCACTAAGAAATTGTTGTAAATCTCCAAACGTTTTCTCAACGTCTTAGCAAAATTACGTTCTTTGTTCTTGACGTGCTGTTCAAATCCCAACAGCTTATACTTTATCGCCACGCCCGACAAATTATTGCCGAAACTTTCGTCCGACAAATCAGGAACGTGTGACAAACGGTGTATATCGTCCTTGATGTCGTCACGCAACACCTTTGTATCAGCCTCGTTCAACACCTTTGATAGATACTCCGCCTTTGCATCACCGTCGCCCATTAAGATACGTTCTACCAATAATTTTTTTGCCTGTTCGGTGTCAAGGTCGCAATTACACAAAAACAACAGCGAATTAACGAATTGCTCTTTGTCGTTTATTCGGTCTGACATCAACACATTGTATGCGTCAATCTGTGTTATAAGCTGTTCAAAATCGCCCTGCATTTCCGTATTATTTCTGTATTCAATAATCGGCACATCAAAAAAGTAATGCGGTTCAACATTTTGCAATGACAATGCCGTATAGCTGTCAAGACCTGTGTATGTATATATAAACGATTCGTCATACACACGACAAATACTGCCTGTGCAGTAGCCGTCAAGGTCGTATTTCTTGTAGTAATACACCGCAAACAACGGCTTTTCAAATGCCGACTGTGAGTAACATACAAATGTATGCTCCGGGTCCAATCGGACACTTCTCGGCTTGCTCTTTTCGTCCGCATAAATCAGTTCATATGCTTTGCCGTAAATGCTCATATTCTTTACGATTTCACTGTCAACACTCGGGGATTAAATTCATAAATATTCGTTTTTGATTGCCTCAATATCGTATTCGTCCGACACCGCATACGTTACAGGATTGCCGACAAGATAACTCTGTGTCATATCCGTTATGTACTTTGCGTGATTACACATTATGCGGTTGTTTGCCACGTTTTTACCTCTTTTTCTGCGGCTTAAAATGCGGTGGTCGCCCATATAGTAATCGTGCAATAATCGGTATCTCTGTCGCTCTCGCTCGTGCCGTTCAATCAATTTCGTTATGATAAACGGTGTCACACCGCCCGCGACTATATCTTCATCAATTATCATATTCCGTACTCCTCTCTTGAATAGATTTTAGCTTTCTTATCCTTGCGCCAACTCTCAACGCCGTATCTCAATGCCGCCATTGCGTCATCAAATACATTGACAGGTTCGTCAGTATACTCGCCCGACTTTTCATCAACTCGCCAACGCCATTGCTGTATCTCTTTGATTACATTCACGCAAGACGGATGAATATGTATCTTTCTGCCTTTTAACCAGTCAATCTGCGATTGTATGCTGTTCGGATTTTTAACAACTGCCCTTGCTCGATAGCCTGCCTTTCGCCACATTTTTATACGGTCCGGCTCTGCACTGTCGCACCACATTGCAAGACTTTTGCTGAACTTCCCGTCAGCTTTAGTGATAATTTCGGTCGTATCCATTTCGTGTACATACAGTTCATTACAAACGTAAATATCACCGTCCTTATAGCCTAACGTCAATATAGCATTTGCGTGATTAAAGCCGAAGTCCTGTCCTATCGCCATAGCGTCAAAACGGCTCATATCTGTATCAAATTCTTCAATGCGATAGTTTGAGAATATCAATCCGCCTGTTTCGCCCCATTCGCCCAAGCCGTAAATTCTGTAGCCCTCAGGGTCAACCTCTTTACGTCGTAACATACGTTGTCGATACGCCTCATCACAAAATCGGTTTGTTAAATATGTGCTTTGATGCGTTAAGACATTATCGTCCTGTATATCGAAAAACACTTTCTTTATCCAGTGACTTGACGATACAGGGTTGAACGTCAATTTTATCTGATAAAAAAGACCGTCGGGGAGTTCACCTCTCAAACGGTCATCTATAATTTCAAAATCCTGTTGTACAAGTTCCGTAGCTTCTTCAATCCATACGTCGGTCAACTTACCATTCGCAAATGTGATTGATTTCAGTTTTTCACGTTGCTTGTTATCGTTGACACCACGAAATATAATCTTGTTGCCGTTTATACAGGTGAACGACAACGGACTTTGCGTAACTCTCCACGCTCTGCCAACGCCCATACGGTTTATAGCTGATTCAAGCTCCGCAAAAGTGCTGTCACGGTTTGTTATGTCGGACTTTCTCACACATACAAGATTACGCCCTTTGTCACGCATTAAACGCAATATGTACAGTTGTGCGGTATCAACGCTCTTGCCACTTCCGGCACTGCCTTTCATTACAACGTAACGTTTCTTGCATTGATGTACAGGTTTGAATATCGGATTGAACGGTACTGTTATGTTGTTCATTCGTCCTCACCACCGTAGTCAATTTGTATGTTGTAATCCATATCGCCACTTACATTTACTTTGTCGGTAAACATTTGTAATGTCTTGCCAAGTAATTCAGCGGCTTTAATTCGTTCCTTTGCACTTACCTCAATATCGTCAATCCTTTGAACACCGTCCCCTACCAAACGCAGTGTTTGCTCCGTTTCCTCGCCACGCATTATAGCCGTTAAAAATTCAATAACTTCTTTCGCATCGGCGGACTTTTCCGAATGAATTTTGTCAAACTGTGCTTGAATTTCAGCCGCAAGCTCCGCCTTATACGGTAAATGCCGCTTAGCAGTTGGGTTCGGTAGGGTTTCAAGTAGCCATTCATAAGCCGTTTTAGCCGTTTTAACTTTGTATCCTGCTTTCAGTGCTGCCTGATAAGCATTTCCTTTGTTTATTACATATTCTTTCGCAAATAATTTCTCTTTCTCGTTTAGTCCCATCAACCAACACCTCCTTGTTTTTGGGTATAGAAAAAGCTCATTCAATCAAATAGAACGAGCTTTCTTTAAATTTATTATTTTTTTACTTTTTACTTTTCTATATCGTTTTTCTTTTTTTAAAATTTCTAATCTTAATCTGTATCGCTTATTCATGTGACAATGATATATGCTAAAAAACACTTTAACAAGAAGTATAATAAGAGCTCCAGCTATTACAAAACCTATAACATTTCTGAATTTTTCTATTTGCAAAAGAGAAAAATATCCGCCGAAAATAACACCAATTAATCCAAATATAATAGAATTTTCGGAGCTTAAATCTACAAGCTGTTCTTTTAAGTTAAATTCCTCAGTATCTAACTGGTTTTTATCATAGTATCTATACTCGATTTCGTATTTCTTTCTAAACTTTGTGTACCTTTTTGTGCTCCAATCCATAATTTTATCCTCCGTAAAATAGTATTTATGTATATAATTCGACAATATCACACAAAATTCCTTTTTTAGAAGAATAATTTTTTTAATATCTCAATTCCCACCAATCACACGAGATATTCACCCATCATCTCACGATGATACACTGCTTATGTTACTAATTCCACGATACACTATATCACAGGTGCAATAGGACATTCTATGACATCTTTTATTAAATTCAATGCTTTTCCATGTAATCTGCACACTTGTTTATAACTGTAATTCATTTTACAAGCAATCATTTCCCACGTTTGAAAATTGAGATAACGCAGAATTAATATAGTTCGAAGTGTTGCGTCGTCGAGTTTATTCACGTTTTCCAAAATCTCTTTTTTAATCTCATACAGTCTGTCAATGCGTTTATCTATCAATTCGGAATAAGCGGCATAGCTTATGAACTTATTCTCCGAAGTATTCACGTTTGACGTCTGCACCTTTTCACTGCCCGACTGAGCCACAGTGCTTGTTGCGTTTGTCAATGCTCTCTCCTGCTCCGCAATAAGTGCGTTAATCTCCTCGTCCGTCTTTCTCGCTCTCGAAAGCCATTCTTTACATTCTTTAATCGTCAAATCAATTCCCCCTATGCTTTCTTATCCGGTACATACTCCGGACACTTTGTTATTCTATACGAATCATACGTCTTGCGGTGTACCTTTTCAGCAGTCCACCGTTTTTCAATTTTGTCTCAAACCAACTGTCTTTGCGTTTGCCTACTGTCTTTTTCGTTTCACCCGTAGGCTTTCTGGTTGGCGGTGTAACAAAATTTTCATTTTCATTTTTCATCTTCTTGTCCCTCCAATCTGCGGATAGGTGAAACATCTTCCATACTGTTCATTAAACCCTTCAGTTTAGCCATCTGTTCAAATGTAATTTCTGCTGGCTCTACATCTGGTTCTAATTCTCCAAATAATTTATGTTTTTGTATAAATGCTTCGAGAAAATTAGAGCGTTCCTTTTCATACTGTTTCGCATAAAAATCAAACAAAAACTCAATTTCTATTTTTTGTGCTGCTGTAACGTCAGCACCAAGGCTTGTCTTACTCTTTCGTCCGGAATTGATAGAATGATATGTATAAAAATCCGTACAATTCGTCACTTTATAAATTATTTGCACTAATAGCCTTCTTTGCTCTTTTCCATGATATTTGAAAGCTACTGTCGTAATTTTATCTTCAATCAACTCATTTTCACTGATGTCATATTTACGCATCAATTCTTTCAGTTTCTTTTCAGCATTTACTTTTTCACCATCAATTCCTCTATCTACAAGTGCTTTTAACTTCTTTAATAATTCAGCTTTATTATTCATAATCTAAATCCCCCAACAGTTCCGGATCGTCATATTTGTTGCCAATTACTTCTACTACATCAGTTCCATTGATATTATTTATAAAATCAATAAAAAAATCATCTACACACACAATAAATCCACCGTCCTCATAGACTATAACTCCGATTTCTTCATATTCGGTAAGAATATTAACTATATCACCTTCAAATATTTTGTTTCCGTTTCGGTCAGTCAAACCTGTATATTGACCGACCGTATCAGCTATGACCTCAACGGCTTGCATTGTTCGTGGCATATTCCAATCCGCAAACGAATTTACTGTTATTACGTATGATATTTCATCATCTTTCAGTCTGTCATTATCCAAAGCACATACTTGTCGCTTTTCCCATATATGAAAACCAGCATAAATCCATTGATTTGTTTCGGTGCTTTTACCTCTGAACAGTATCTCTCGCATATGTACCCTCCTGTTTTCTACTCTCAATCCAATGCTTGTCCGCACTCAACGCAATATTTATCGCCGAATAGTATATGTTTACTATCACCACAATTAGGGCAATGACTCAATCCATATTCTTCATCAATAATTATTTTCATCGGAATGCTCTTACATTCCAATTCATACAATTTCTCTACCGCCTTTTTCATCGGCTCAAAATTTTTAATTTCTCTGTCTATGGTTTCTTGTGTCACAGACGAAAACATTTCCGCTCGTAGCGTTATAAAACCGTTTTTATATTTTTGGGTTAACATTTTTGTGTACCTCCTAATTCATCATTTTTCAATTTTACTTTTTCAATCGGCACAATAATTACTGCGTGTTTGGTTTTGTCCAACAGTTCAAGTGAATATTTCAAAAATCCTCTCGGGTCTTTTCTTGCGATACACGCATTAAGGATAAACGGTGTCGGTTCGGGGATATTATAAAAATCCGAATAATAAACCGTTTTATTAAGATTTTGTTTTACTTCAAGAATATCCATATCACAAATCCTCAATGCTTATAAATATACCCGTTTGCTCCGCCCAAAACTTTTCTGTTATTTCACTTGCCACAAGTGCGTCATCTTTCCAAAATCCCACTTCCGTCATAACGTCTTTAAGCATTTTCTGCAAGTTATCCGTATCGGGTTTTGTTGCCTTATACTCACCGTCCGAATGCTTGCCTTTAGGGAAGCACCACTTTGTCACCATACGCACAGGCTTTTCAAACATCTTTTTAGGTGCGTAATGCGAAAGATGTGCCGCAAGTTTTTCTCTTACCGCTTTAACTTCCGGCGGCTCATAAAATACCGGCTTACCTTTTACGACTGCAACCTTTTTTTCTTGATACGTTTTTGTCGGCGGTATCATTGCCATAAAAAATTGTACTTTCATTTTCTCACTTCCATTTATTTACTTTGTGTCTGTTCTGAAATTTTTGCTTTGTCAGTCAGTAAGGGGAAGGAGTTGTTGTGCGTAAGCTGTCGCACAACTACTTCCCCCTGACCTTAGGGAAAGGGAAACCTTTATATATACGTAGTATATATACATTTTCCTTCCCTCGGGAAAAAGTCGATATTTTCCCGAGTTTTTCTTCCCTAAGGAAAATTAATTTTTTCTCGACTTTTTCTCTAAGGAAAGGAAAGAAATTATTTCGATATTTTCCCTCTTAGGGAATTTTTAAAGAGTAATTTTCCCTCCGACATTTTCCCTCTTATTTCTTACCGACTTGACCCTCATCAATCCAAAATCCGCCGTGTTCTTTCAATCTGTTTCTTACAGTTTTCTCTGTAACTCCCATATATTCTGCCATTGCTTTTACTGTCACTTTATCATCAATTCCGCACGCTTCAAATGCTGTTTCAAGGGAATTTTTACGCTCGGTTTTACGTTCTGCGTCAGTTTTCTTTTTAGCAAAATTCTTCTTCCACGTTGGCATTCCGTCATCAACCGCAATATCTTTCAGCACGCCGATATTATCAATATTATGAACAGGATATTTAAACCATAGGTTCACCGGTGCAAACTTCGGGAACTCTCTAAGCGTACCCTCTATACGCCACGCACTACGGCTTTCAACCGATTTTCTTGCCTTACCTACATCTTCTATAACGCACTCGTAAGCGTCGTTTTCAAGGTATTCTCGGCACAATGCAAGCATTTGAGTTTCACTGCACAAATCGTCTTGTGACGCATGATACAATTTATCGTATTTATACAACCAACCCTCACATACTTTGCATACTGCCTTATTCTTTTCCTGTTTTAATATATCGTCGTTCAACTCAAGTTCTACAAGGTCGATAAGTGCATCGGGATCACGTGCAAACACACCCGAACCCGAGGCTCTGTCCATACTTCTTTTACCGCCCTGCGCACCCTTACTGTGATGATGACAATATATCACCGCACAGCCGAGTTCTGTACATACTTTATCAAACTGATTACAAAAATGAGCCATTTGGTCTGCACTGTTTTCGTCACCTGTTATAACCTTATATATCGGGTCAATTATAATCGCTATATAATTCTTTTTGCTTGCCCTGCGTATAAGTTTCGGAGCGAGCTTGTCCATTGGTACACTGCGTCCTCTAAGATTCCAAATATCAATGTTGGATAGATTGTCGGGTGCTATGCCAAGTGCTGTATAAACGTCCTTAAAACGGTGCAGACAGCTTGCTCGGTCAAGTTCAAGATTAACGTACATTACTTTGCCTTGCGTACAGTTCCATTCAAGCCACTTCTTCCCCTCTGCAATGGCACAGCACAACTCAATCAATGCGTATGATTTACCCGCCTTTGACGGACCCGCTATAAGCATTTTATGTCCCTGTCTTAATACACCGTCAATTAATGGCGGTGCAAGTTCGGGTAAATTGTCCCACACATCAGCCATACTTTCGGGATCGGGCAAGTCATCATTAACGCTTTCTATCCATTCACGCCACTCATTCCAATTTTCTTTGCCTATATTGGTATCAAGAAGATATTGTTTTTTATCGTTACGCATTACGCCCGGCATACGCGATAATCTTGACGGATTTCTATTCTGAATATCAAGTTTCAATCCGTTTTTATTACACACGTTATACAGATAATCAACACGTTTTTTATATTCTTCATATGTTGACGCGTCAATTTTTACTATTGCGTGCAGGCTCTTTTTGCCACTGTATACGAGTGCCGCAACAGGTAATTCCAATTCTGTTATAATGGCTTTTTGTGCCGAAATGTCCATTGTATCGGATTCGACAAGTGCATATCTGAACTCCGTTACGTTTTCATTTTTTACGCCCTTACCGTCAAGAGGGTTAAACCTTATCCACGCACCGACTTCGCTGTTATAATCGCCGAGTACACTGCCTATATCGCCTTTGCATTGGTACAGTTCCTTTATAAGCTGACCTGCCGTTCTGTCGTAACAGCCTTTTGACGGCAAGAATTTTCCGTCATGTTCCCAACTTTCCGTAACATAGCCTACGTTTTCGTCCGGCTCAAAAAGTGTTTCTAGGTATGTGATAATCTGCTCTGTCGGATTCCATTGTTCGGGAATATGTATCTCACTGCGTTCAAGCCAGTTCCTGTCTACTACAACAAGTTCGTCTTTAGAACCTATTTCACTGTCCCAATCAAGCTCGGCTGATACATTTTCATAATGGTATCCGTTTTCTTTAGCCATTTGAATGATAGTTCCGGCAGTAACGGGAGCAGATGAGCCTTGAAATGTCGCCCACTTCTTTGCACATTCACCGCTATGGTAACGGTTTACGTCTTTCATACTCCACATATCCCAATCAGATACCGTATATCCCTCGGTTCTCGCCAAAGTACCTACGTTTATCCACTCTTGATAACTGCAAGTTGACGGATCAATATATTCAAGAATTTCTGTCAAATTATAATCGTTCATATCTTAATTCCTTTAATATTCACTCGGATTTATCCCCGACGGTATTCGCCAACCGTTTGCGGCAATTCTGTCAATAAGATTTTTTGCTTTTTCAAACTCCCAAACACCGACGTGCTGAAAACCTCGACTTTCAAGAAAGCGTATTTGCTTTGGAGTTGTAAGTCCTGCCACACGTCTTTTCTCCAATCGTTCAAGCAGTTTGGTTGCCTTACCTGCGTTATCTATTTCATCAGGGAATATTCCGTATTTTTCAAGTACCTTTATTTGTTTATCTGACGGAGGTGACATTTCCCAACCGAATGTCGGTACATATCCCGATAAATCTTCGGCTTGTATGCTCATTTCAAATTGCAGAGGATCAACCAATTTACGCTTACGTTTCTTCATTTCCGCAAGAAGATTTGCAAGTACCTCTTCTCTTTGTGCAACTACATCTTCGCTTGCCTTTTCCTCTGCTTCTTCTATGTCAACAGGATAACCCGCATTTTCGATATTCTCCGTCATCTTTGCGGCAACTTCTTCATTTTCGCAAATCAAATGTGCAGGGTGACACAGTTCGTGTCGTTCCGTATGCCACAAAAAATCGAGTAAAAGTAAGTGGTCCTTATTCGGTGCAAGTCTTGTTCCGCGTCCTACCATTTGGCTGTACAAACTGCGTACTTTTGTCGGTCTTAATATGACAACGCAATCCACATCGGGACAATCCCAACCCTCTGTCAAAAGCATTGAATTGCACAAAACATTATACTTGTTGTTTTCAAAATCATTTAATATTTCAGCTCTTTCCTTGCTTTCACCGTTTACTTCCGCCGCTTTAAATCCTTTTTTGTTCAGAATATCTCTAAACTTTTTACTCGTCTTTACAAGTGGCAGAAATACAACTGTTTTTCTGTTTTTGCAGTGCTTTGTCATCTCATCGGCTATCTGATACAAATACGGATCCAGTGCCGTACTTAAATCACTTGATTTAAAATCACCCGCTTGCATACCTACGCCTGTCAAATCAAGTTTTAACGGAATTGTCAGAGCCTTTATCGGACTTAAATATCCCTCTTTAATAGCTTTGGGAAGTGTATACTCATATGCAAGGCTTTCAAAAACCTGTCCGAGATTTTTCATATCGCCCCTGTCGGGTGTTGCCGTAACACCTAATACCTTTGCGTCACAAAAATGGTCTAATACACGTCTGTAACTGTCGGATATGCAATGATGTGCCTCGTCTATTATAATGGTATCAAAGTAATTACTTTTGAATTGATTTAATCTTTTTTCACGCATTAGTGTTTGTACCGAACCTACAACTACTCTGTACCAACTTCCTATACAGCTTTCCTCTGCCTTTTCCGTTGCACAACCTAAGCCGGTTGTTTTCATAATCTTGTCAGACGCTTGTTCCAACAGTTCCCCACGATGTGCAAGTATTAAAACACGCTGACCTTTTCGCACACATTCTTCAGTTATTTTTGCAAAAACTATTGTTTTACCGCACCCTGTCGGAAGAACGAGCAATGTTTTATTACAGCCGTTCTCCCACTCGCGGAAAACGGCTGATTTAGCTTCATTTTGATATGGTCTTAATTCCATTTATTACACCGCCTTAAAAACTTCCCGGAGTAAATGACGACGCGGGTGATTGCGTTGGTTCGGCTTGTATTCCTGTCGGCTCATAGAATTTTTTGATTTCATTGGATTTTAAGACTTCACCTGTCTTAGTGCTTGTATATTCATGTATACCGATTTTACATCTGCCTGTTGCTCCGACAACCGCACTCCAATTCATACGGCACTTTTCGCCATGCTTTCTCTGTCCTATTGCGGTAAAAAATGCACAAAGCATTCCCTCTGTTTTGGTATGTAAAAACAGGTTGTGTTTAATCGTACCTTGATTACCTTTGCCGTCCGCAACGTTTAATGTTATAATCGCTTTATTGCACGGCGGAAGTTTAGCACTTCCTTGATGTCTGCCACGCTCAAAGCCTGTTACCGTAAAATTATAATCACCGTCGGGCAATATTTGAAACTCATTGTCGTTTTCTATTTCATCATCCCAACCAAATTCTCTTTCTTCTGCCATTATTCATTACCTCCTTGAAATACATTCTCATTTCTCATTTTCTTTATAATTTCAAATACTTGATTCCATGCTCCTACCAATACACCGTTGATAAAATCAGCGTCGTAATTTTCTATCGGTGTATCTTCGGGATAATATCCTTTATACGCAACTGCCTGTCTGATTTCTGCGTCTGTTACCTTATTAATCTGCATTAAATCCGACAATGCTTTCGGTATATTTCCGTTCGGCATATCAAACGATTGTGCCGGTGTATCAAATTCTTTTCTTTCGTCTGATACGTTGTTGTCAATCGGCGGTGCAGGCGGTGCAACTGTCGTTTTTTGTGGTAGTGTGACTACCTGTGAAACAGTCGGCTCTATATGTGGTGCGACTGTCGGTGTAACCGCTTGTGTCGGTGCATTATCTTTAAAACAATGTGCAATTCGTTCATATTCAAACGGCATTTCGTCCGGAAGATTATGACGGTTCTTTGCGTCCCAACAAGGGTGATGCGTGGTGTACATTGTTCTTGTACCGCCCTGTGCCTTATGTTTTGTTCCTTTGTCATCTGTCGCAACCGAAAATGTTTTATAGTTGACAAATAAAATCATATCCGCCCACTCTTTCAAAATAGGTGAAATCTGCGAACTTGTTTTTTTGCCGAGTTTTAACTCCCAACGGTCATATGCTCCCATTTCGTCCGGCTGTTCAAATTTGCGCAACTGTGCGTGAGCCGTCAAAACTACATTGATACCCAATTCAATCAATTCATCAAGTGAATTTAAAAATCTGCCTATTTCCTCTAATTCGTACACATATCCCGAACCGTATCCGAAATCCTCAATACTTTTTTTGTTATTATCTGCGCATATCTTTGCAATGCAAAGTCTTTCCGCCCAATCAAAAGTATCTATAATGTATGTTTTGCATACAGTCGGATTTGCTTTGACATATGCTACTTCCTCTTTTAGCAACGTCCAAGAAGTAGGCTTAGGCAAACGTCTTACGTCCATATGTTTTGTACTGCCCTCTGTATCTGAAAACAGAGGATTTGGGAACTTTGACGCAAACGTTGATTTGCCTATTCCCTCCGGACCGTATATGATTACTTTTTGTGCCGATTCGATTTTTCCGCTTGTAATATCCATTAAAACTCTCCCTCTTTCCACGTTTTTGTCGCAGTAGGTGTTGCTGTACTTGATTCGCTTGAATATCCGTTCTCAATGATAATACTGCATTCTTCACCTGTACTTACTCTTGTGGCTATTGCCTGCAATCCCTCTTTTTCAAGCCATTCGCCGAATTCTTTTAATGTGTCGGTATCCATTTGTTCCAACTTATCAAGAAGTACAAAACCACAATCGGGATTGAGCTTTCTGACAATAGCCGTTGATACTTTCATCTGCTCCGCACCGCTCATGTTATCCCACTTAAAGCCTTTGTATGTAAGCTCGCCGTCCTCAACCGACAATCCATCAAGTGGCAGATTTGCATTCTTCAATAAATTTGTCTTTTCTGTACGAACGTTACTAATAGCTGTGGTAAGCTCGTCATACTTGTCCTTGTATTCTTTCGCTTCTTCTTCGGCTTTGTCTTTATCCATATTTGCACGAACTTTAATGTTTATCTGCTCAATGTTCTTGATGTTCTGTTCAAGTTCTTCGGTTGATTCGTCGTGCAAATCAAGTGCCGATTTTTGTGCAATTTCAAGATCCGAAAGTACAACATCAAGTTGTGATTGAAGATTTGTAATCTGTGCTTTTAAATCTTCGGAACGCTTTAAAAGTGATTGTGCCTTTTCACGTTTACGTTGGTTTTCACCGTTTTTTGCAAGTATTTCCTGTTGCTTTAGGATAAGTTCCGAGATTGAAATAAGTTCTTTCGGTGCTTCGGGATAATCGACTATTTCTTCCGCAAACTTCTTCTTTTGGTCTGCTATTCTGCCGATTGCGGTACGTTCGTTGTAAAGTTGTTTTTCTCTGTTTTCAATTTCATATAACTGCTCTCCGACACCGATTACTTGAAGTAGTATCTCTGCTTTTTCCTTTGATGTGCCTTGCATAAATTTCGGCAAGTCCAGTGCAAATTGTTCAATAAACTCATTCAAAAGCTGTTGACCGCCTTTGTTACCGTTCGGATCTATTACTTTCAATGCACTGTTCTTGCCTTTACGTTCTACAATTAAACCGTTTGACAATTCAATATGAAGAATAGGCGGAATGACCGAGCCGTCACGCTGTGGTTGTGACGGGCGGTATTTGTCACCGCCCAGTGCCCACGCTATACTGTCTATGACAGAAGTTTTACCTTGTCCGTTCTTTCCTCCGATAACCGTTAAACCATTCTGTGCCGGCTCAAGTTTTACCGCCTTTATTCGCTTGACATTTTCAAGCTGTAATTCATTTATCTTTATCATTGATTTTCGTTCCTTTCTGTGGTATAATGTTGACATAGATTAATAATCTATGTGTTTTTGTTATTTGACCGTTTATGAGTGCCAGCTCATACGGTCTCTTTTTTTATGCTGATTTTGCAATGGCAGCCTGCTCCAAGATTATCATTGCTTTTGTACATTTCTGTTTGCTTAAAGGTTTCTTCTGCGTATATCGAACAGAATTTTAATAGTGTATCGCCAGTTTCCTTGTATTGATACATTGCTCTGAAAATCTTGCACGCTTGCTCTATTGTTTCCGCCTCGATGATTATCCAGCCACCCTTAAATGGCTGTCCCTCACTGCCGAATGTAATGTAATAGTTATTCATTCTCTTTTACCTCCCAATCATATTCATCATTATAAATTCTGTCATAATCAGTATCGCACTAAATGCAACAACCGATATAGCATACTTAATTCTTTCAGACATTGCACACCTCGTTTCTTTTTACGATGTCCAAAACTTGCTTAACCTGTCTGTCGAACTGCTCCGGTGTTAATTCACCATCCGCCTTACGATATTTTTTATTACATACAATATCTCTTGCCACTTCTGCTAAAATTCTTATACCGTCTATGTTCATAACTGACATATTTCGGCGAATTTCTCTTATTAACTTAAACATCTTTTTTACCACGCTTTCGTTTCTTTTTGTCCTCTTTCATCAGCTTTAAACTGATAATTAACCCTACACCGAAACTAATCAGTGCAATTCCTATTGTGTTCATTTGTTTACCTCTCTTTACTTCCTCACAGGCACACAGGAACTGTCCGCAAAACAGATTTCATTAAAATTTAAACTCATTGGGGAAAGTCTACTTTACGGATAATATGCGGACAGCCCTTGTCTGCCTGCAAGGTATTTGATTATACTTTACGCATACTTATAGCTGTTTGCGTGTTCTGTTTCACGCCACTTTTCATATGCCTTGACATCTATGTACCATTTGTGACCTTGTTTATATGCCGGGAAATTCTTAGTATGTATCCAACGTAATATCGTAGTTTCCGGGATACAATACATTTCACGGAAAGTCTTTAGGTCGACTTGCTTTACTTCTGCCATTATTTTTCACCTACTTTCTATCTCTCATTGTAAAATTCTTGATATTATGCTATAATCATCTCAAAGGAGTTGATTATCAATGAACTATATACAGAAAAATTTTCACGATTTATTTAATGCTGCTAACGAAATGAATTGTACTTATCAAAAACCTGCACAATGTCCACATTGTGGCATATGTTGTGACCCTTTAATTTTAGGAAGTACTTTCATCTCGCCTTTTACAGCAAAACCGCCGCAGTTTGTGTTTTTAATCTTCCAATGTACCGCTTGTAAAAAACTTTTTACTGCTACATACGAAGTCACAAACGGCAAATCTCATATTTGCTGTATGACACCATTTAAACCGTCTACATTCTCTGACATTCCATTCAGGATTACAAGGAAGGCAATTTCCATGGTTAC